CCTCAAACTTGTTTGGTGCATAGTCAGTTAAGGTAGCAAATGCTTGTGCTGCTACGGCTTTATCATCAAAGGTAGAGAACTGTAAAGTAATAGCAGAAGTAGATGGACCGCTTTGTGGTGCGCTTTGTGATTTAACAATCAAAGGTTCTGATAGTGGACCTATCTTTGCTCCAAGATAATAGAAAGCCCAACAGATTTCTATATAGTAATCTGCTGGAATAGTAGCACCAGCACTATAAGCCTGTGAAAGTAGTTTTAACTTTTCTGCTGGGGGAACATTAATAGGTGGAGTGTCGATATAACACTCAGCATAGTTAGCAGTATAGTCTTCACGAAGGTTTATTTCTTCTTCTCTACGTTTAGATAATCCAGATACCTTCCCAAACACAGGACGACCACCATTAGTAGGAGCAGGAGAGTCACGTTGAGATAGATTAAGAAGTTCAAGGCAATCTTCTGGAAGGTCATAAAAGCGTTTTTTAACAACATAAGTTTCATCATCTACGTCCGTTGTTCCGCGGAAAGGTTCTGCTAAATGTAGTTCAGTAGAAGAAGTTATTTTAAGGATTGTGTATTCTCTACCTTGTATCTCAAAGACTTCTCCTTCATAAGCAGAACCAACAGAACCATATGATTTAGAAGTGTCGTGATTAGAAAATGGCCCAAGGGATACTTCCGCAAGAAGTATTGGAATAGCACCAGAGAAAACTACTCTACGAGAACCATTTTGGACTGATGCGTTTTTACCTGTTAATCCAAAAGTAAGGTCTGGATATATCTTAATAAAGTCTTGAACTTGGGAGAACTTCCAACGCTTGGAAGACCAGATAGAATAGTAAGCATCATTGATTAAATCATCAACTTGATCTTGATAAGTTTGTAGTTCTGGTGAGTAATCTGTAATGTTTTTTACTTTACTTCGTAAGTCTTGAAGGTTCATATAAAGCACTCCTACTAATGTTGGTTTTGTCTATAAATAAAAACCCACCAAGGATTTATTAGGTTCCTTGATGGGTTGTTTATTACCTTAGATTAGAACTGTTTGATTACAACGACACGCTTCAGAGTAACACCAGCAGCGGGAGCAACAGTTTCTGCAAGAACACCACAGACAGGCTGTGTTGAAGCAGCAGCAGCAAGGTCAGCAGCACCAGCAGTATTGGTGATTTGAAGCAGAATACCGATAGCGTTACCTGCGGCTGCGTTGTCACCAACGAAAGCAGAGCAAACACCAGCGATACAGACGCGAACACGTTGACCAGAAGTAAGTAGACCAGAGGTAGAATCTGCACTAACCACAACACCGAATGGTGTGCGAACTGGTGTAGAGTTTCCGTCTGCTTTAAATACGCCAAGTGTTACGTCAGCAGCAGCAGTAGCAGCGTAATCGAAAGCAACCCAATCGCCAACAACAAGTGTTTCTCTTGCGATGAAGGTTTCATATTGTCCTCTGTCCATAGTGGTAGAGGTAGACCCAACAGTTCCAGAAACCAATGGGTCTGTAACTGGGTCTAACTTTTGTAGTAATGTTGAAGTAGCCATAATATATTATCTCCTTTTAAGTTAGATTAGAATACGTCGCCGTTGATTAGAACACCTTGGGAACCAAGATGGTCAGCGATAAGTTGTCCCTTGAAATATACTGTGGCTGCGCGAGCAGTTGTTCCAGTGATATATTCAAATGGTGAAACAGCAAAGTCACCGTCTTTGTGTATTACCATTTTGATGCCATCAAAGTTGAGGAAATACATTGAGTAAACAGCAGCACCACCACCGTTAAGTGGCATATCTGAATCTGCTGAAACAACAGCACCAGCATAAGCAAGAGCCATACGTCCACCATCAAGTGTCTTTTCATCAATGTATCTTTCATTGATGAATAAGGTTCTCTTATAGTTTGCGAAGGCTGCGGTTGATGCTATGACGGAGTTGATTTCGCCCATAGGAGTAATAACGTTAGCAGCAGTATAGATATTATGCATCGCACCAAGTCCACCTGTGCCGAAAGCACCAGCAGCAGTTTGGAACTGATTGAAGAAACCGGGAACGTTAAGAGTATTCTTAGCAAGACCACCGACAACAGAAGTCTGGGTAGCACCGGGAACACGAGGTTCAAGGAACTTGTTTGTTCCGGCGGTTGAGCCGTTAAGAGTATTCATTGTGGTAAGAGTTGCAGAAGCACCACCGATGATCTGTTTGTTAAGTTCTCTGCGAAGAAGAGACATAACGGAACGCATACGGGCTTCTACGATTTTTACAACTGCTTTCTCACCAGAGTTTTCAAGTTCTTCTTTCTTACTGATAACGATTGGAGCAGCGAAGTCACACCAATCATAGATTGCTGGTTTAAGAACGTCTGCTACTGCTAGTGATACTGGCTCATAACCAGTAGTCATTAGAGAAATAGTTGAGTGTTCTGCTACTGAAAGCGGACGTTGGATTTTGATACCACCATCTTCGTATTCAATACCACCGTGTTTTTTAGCGTCGTCAAGAAAAGGAACTTTCTTGAAGAGTTCATCCACTTCACCATCTCTTATTGAAAATAGGGTGGATGATAAGAGGTCATTAGTTATAGCCATTTGTTGTCTCCTTATTGTTAGACATTGTTAAAATACATTTAGTTTGTGTGCAGACAAAAGAGTTCTTAAAGATTGTTCTTCTATGAGAGACAACTAAATGTATTAGAAGTGTTCCAACAAAGGAGGTCTAAAACTATTTTAGTTTATCTAATAGATAGATGAAACGTCAAGTTTATCTTCTTATCTTATTGCCTGCTCTATTTACTGATGCTGATGCTTCTGGATTATTCTTAAACCATTGGTAGGATTCCCAAGCATCCTTAAACTTTGGAACAGTTACACCATTTATATTCTGTCCTGTTGATGTTTTAGCAGTAGCAGATACTCTTGCTTTTGCTGCTTCTTTTTCTTTTCCAGCCCACTCAGCAGCCTTCTGTCCCTTGACGATATAGTAAGCATCTTCAAGTTTAAGGTCTTCTCTTGAAATAAGAAGTTTTGCTATGTCTTCTTTGTAAGATAGAAGGTCTGGATTAGCAGACTTAAATGCTTCTAACTGTGCTCCTCTCTTTGCTTGCTCTAACTCTTGCTGTAAAGGATTAAGCATTTGCTGAAACATCTTTGCTGCTTCTGTTTGTATCCTTGACTGCATACCTTCTTCGGACCAAGGATCTTCTGCTACGGGTCTATTAGCAAGTTCATCTATCTGTGCCTTAAAGTTTCCAGACAAAAGCATTTCTCTTTCACGAATAAGGTTTGCTCTTTCAGCATCTAATCCTCTACGTTGTTCTGCTACTTCCTGTGTTTTCTGTGTTACCATACTTCTTAGATTTGCTACAAGTTTTCTTGCGTCCTCTGGTATAGATTCTAATATTTGATTATATGGTTTAAGACCTTTGTGTGTCTGGGACATAATAGGGTCTTCACCAAAATCAGCAGACATTAACTCTTCAAGAGTTATTTGATAATCATTTGTATCAGATACAGGGGCAGTCTCTACTACTTCGGGAGTGGTGCCTACTTCGGCAGTTCCATTTACTTCTTCCATTTTATTATTCCTTTTTTATTGTTACATACGAGAAGCAAAAAGTGCTTCTATGTTTGGTGATTGCTCTTCTGTTTTAGCCATAGCCATAGGATCTCCCATAGGCTCTTGGTTAGATGGAGTAGAAGTTTCTGTTGGCTTAGCCTTTAAGAACTTTCTAAATGAACCTGTCTTTGATAGACGGTCTAGTTTACCAGCAACCATCTGTGCTGCTGTGTCTCCACCTTGTAAATCTTCAAGTGAAAATGAAAGTTCCATTGGGATTTCTTCTGTTCCAGCAGTAGAAGTAGGTAAAGATAGTGTCCGCAAAGGTAATGACGCTGTTGTAAAAGCCCTTGCTAATCGTTGGCTCTACGATCAAAGACAAGTATTAGAAAACGCATCGAGACTTGCTCTTATCTATCCTAACTCTTTCTTTAAGTTGGCTCCAAAAGATAGTTCGATTATCTTTGATAGAGTTTCTGTTAGACCTGTTCCTCCTTGGGAAGTCATTGTAGATAATGATGCTTCCAAGTGGCAAGACCAAAGATTTGTAGGTCACGTTTATTGGTGTCCTGTTTCCAAAGCAAAGACTATATTTGGTAGTAAGAAATATCAAGCAGTAGTTAAGTCTGATTACTTTGAGCAAGACGCACACCCATATAAAACTTCACAAGACGAAGATATCCCAGATGAATATAAATACATTGAAGTTGTAGAAATCTATGACCTTGTATATGATTGCTTATATTTCTGGTCACCTAACTATTGTTGTTGGTTTTGTCTATTCTTTTTTATCTTCGCCTATTCTTTTGCTTGCTATTGTGTGGTAGCCTTCATCCATCTCAATACCAATAAAAGACCT